GTGGGGTTCCAAACAGAGAAAGAAGCCCGGAACTTTAATAGCTATTTGCATCTCAAATTCCCTCGATTTTGCTTGGCCTGCATTAAGTTTAATCAGAATTTACACGGGGGAGAGTTAAATTATGTTCCTTGGTTGGATTGGAACATAGAATGGACCGATGAAATGTTGTATAAATACTTCAATCTAACAGACCAGGAGATAGAAACAGTTGAATCAATTATTGATTAGTATTATTGGAGAGACCATCCCCCTTTACGAATCGGGTGAATATGAGGTTATCAAGATTCAGGAGAACCAATTGTTTCTATTTGATCCTCCTGGATCAGTGCCTTTAACCGATGAGGATTTTATCTTAGAGATGTTGAATATATATCTTTTATATCAGTGGCACGAGGACCACGGCAAAACACGACATAAAAAGGTTTTGAAAGAGGTTTACGTTCCCAATGGAATAAAATTTAATTTCAAGGTTATAGATTTCTATGAGATTATGACCCTGATCTCTGGTCAGACAAAAGATACGCTGTAGAAGCTTTGTGGGCTGTGTGAAACTCTGTCCCACTTAGGGGATAAATAGAATATGAAAAGAGACCGACAAGTCTCTCTTCAAAGGAGATCCAAATGAAACATGAATTAGAAACCAATTTAATAGCAAAGATGACTCCCAAAGATCATCTCGTGGAACGAGATACTAAAAAGAGTAAAGTTGCCTTAGCTCTCTGGAAGAAGAAAGAGGACCACGAGAAACATCAGATGTCGATGTATAGGTCTAAACAATCAACCGAACTATTAAGCGACGTCACCATCACCAAATATAGTGATGGGGTCCAGATTAGTAAGGAGATATTACTAAAGGATAGTGTCTATATTAGGAAAACTAAGGAACGGGTGATCTAAATCCCCAGTTTATTGGTAAAAGGTCTCTTAAAGGGGATCTTTTGCTGATAAACTTAGTAAAATGTTATAAATACAAATATTAAAAATCACCACCTATATAAATAAAAACATAAAAAAAGAACAAAACTTGATTATGTCGATGATTCGGGATTGGAAACAATTACTGTAAACAAGCTATAATTGAGCCTATTACTGCTTTGATGCCTGAGTGCGAACTAATCTCAGGCTAGTACAGATAGGGACGGCAAAAGAACCCGTGAACGAATAAAGACCCAGACCACAAGTTACACCGGCTGACTATATTCAAACAGACATACTTTGGGACAATAACTTTAGTATGTTAGGTAGGACGTTATATGTTTAGTTCTTATCCAATCCTACTGAGAGATTCGCTGATAGATCTCTTCTAAACAAACTGATGGTATATCAATATTATCTGAAATATATTTCAACTATTTCACCAGATTATATTGATATACCTTCTTTTATTACGGGGTTATCAGCTCCCCACTTTGCCTAGAGACTAAACACAAAAAAAAGAACTTCAACCAGAACGTTCACTCGTGAACGAGATGGTTGTTTTCGGTTCCCTCGAAAACAAACGATAAGATATAACATCTGCAGCACGTCACTACTGCCCCCCTCCCCTGGGAATGCGTCGATCACAAGCACACAACACGTTTCAGAGTAAGGACAGGTTTCCCCCAAGAGAGGGGGAGAGAGAAGGGGGGAAACAGTCATCCCGCCCACGAGGGGCAGTCTGACTAAAGACCTTTTCTGTATTAGTTTAGTTTAGGGATCAGGTCTTCTAGCAGCGTCCATATGCTAACCCTAGCCAACTACTTTGCTTGCAACCCTTCAGAGAAATTATCCTAAATCCGTCCAGCCATAACTATAAATGGGTGGCGCGGAATGTTGTGGCGTCCAGAATTAGAGCTAAATTTAGATCTTTATATAGACCCTTATTTGGTACTATATGTCGCCCTATGTTGGGGCGCGGCACCCAATGAAGTTTCCGGTGTCCAGCGGGGCTTGAAGGCGTCCAGCGGGGCTTGGTGTCGGACGGTTCACCGTCCGAGTGTCCCTTTTTGGAGGTGATAAATAGACGTGTACTGATACTGATGTCTTGGTCCTTTTCTTGATCGATCCTTAGCCATTATTCAGTAGGTGTCCAGTTTGGTCCCTGGCCCTGTTCTTCGGTACATCTAAAAGGTCTGGCTAATACCCAGGCTTTTTTTTATGTGTGGAGGATAACCCTAGAGAGGTGTACATACATACACCTCCTAATACTTCTCCTAGAACACTCTTTCTAGGATTGCATATATACTATCCTAATCACGGAGAACGTACAATGCGACATAATAACCCTGTCCCCAAGAGACGTGGCCAGAACGAGACCTATCAGAAGAGGCACTATAGCAACCTAACCCACCATGACATTTCTGAGGTTAAGGAACTTATGGATGATATCCAGATGTACTGTTTCTTCCTTAGTGGTCTTATTGACCGTCCAGAGAACATCAACAAGACTAGGCTTAACAAAGACAAGACCACTTACATCAGACATATTCAAGACTTATGCAACGCTGCAGAAAGCCTGAAGAAATATGTTGACCGTCAGATCCCTAACCTATCAACTAAGATGAGACACTACGGGAGACATGATCGGATCAAGACTTGTATACATGATATGATCTATGACCATGAGCCAGCAGAGGACAGTGCGGTGATAACCCCTGAGCCCGTGATCATTCCTAAGAAGACCAAGAAGACTAAATAGTTTTAATACCTGGTGGTCTTTTAGCCACTACCATTAGGTATAGAGAGGACCCAGGAAGGCCTCGTTCCCTCCTTACGAGGTGGGTCCTCTCGTCCTTTATTCAGAGAGATTATAAATGGTTGCAACACCTCAAACACCCAAGAAAGGTACTTACACTAATAACGTTGTTAGTCGGGAAGAGATAGAGGCCAGGCCACAGGGCCGCAGAGGCAGGCCGCCTGGTGCTAAGGGTAAGAAGAACTTAGCTATTGAACTGGCTGGTGGTGTGTCGGCCTTAGAGACCTTAGCCAAGGAATATGAATCCCCATTACAATTTCTAGCAAGAATATACTCTAATAAGAAACATCCAATTCTTGTCAGAACACAGGCCGCCCAGGCTTGTCTACCCTATTGGCACTCGAAGGTAGCAACTAAGATTGAGGTTACCGGGGAGGAAGGTGGCCCAATTGAAATTGCCACAGCAGACGCTAAGACTAAACTATCCTCAGCCTTATTAGGTGTGGTGATAGATGGTCACCTAGAACAGGACCTGCTAGAAGATGACTCCGAATAACCTATCCCAATTAGAACTGTTAGCACTGCAACCTGATAGTGTTAAACAGGCGTTGTTGGATAACCTTAGTGATGATGAGATCCTAGACTTGATGCACGACGTCACCGTTGTAGGCAGGCCTAAACAAATAGTACCTGATGGCGATTGGTCAACGCTGTTAGTGTTGCCTGGGCGAGGATTTGGTAAGACCTGGATGGGTAGTCATTGGGTTAACCTAATGGCTAAAGAATATCCTGGTTGTAAGATTGGTCTAATCGGAGAGACCGTGGCTGATGTCAGAGACACTATGATCCAAGGAGAATCAGGGATAGTAACTCTAGCCCATCCTAAACATATGCCTGTCTATACACCTAGCAAGCGTAGGATAGATTGGCCTAATGGTTCCAGTGCCTTAACGTTCTCTGGAGAAGAACCTAAACAATTACGTGGCCCACAGTTTCATTTCAGCTTAGTTGATGAGCTGGCTAAGATGAGATACCAATCAGAGGTATGGGATATGCTATCCTACTGTATGAGGTTGGGAGAACATCCCAGGGTGCTGATAACCACTACCCCACGGCCCACAACTCTGATTAAGGAACTCTATAAAGATCCTGATGTAGTGGTTATCGAGGGCAGCACGTTTGAGAACAGGGCATTGCCTAAACGATTCCTGGATCAACTAAGAAAGAAACATGATGGTACTCGATTAGGTCAGCAAGAATTATATGGTAAGATCCTGGAAGACAATCCTAATGCTATGTTCATGTATGATGACATCAATGAGAACAGGGTAGAGAAAGCTCCGACTAATATGAACCGTGTGGTTATTGCGGTTGATCCTGCTGTGACCAGCAATGAGAACAGCGATGAGACCGGGATAACTATTTGTGGTGCTATTGGAATGGATCAGGGATATGTCTTAGGAGACGTCTCTATCAAGGCCTCTCCAAACGAATGGGCCAAGGCCGCCGTCGCAGCGTACTATGATTATGGTGCTGACTGTATGGTTGGAGAGGTTAACAATGGCGGGGACATGATTGAAGCCCTTATTAGGAACGTTGACCCTTTAGTTAACTATCACAGCGTTAGAGCAACCAGAGGGAAAGCTATTAGAGCAGAACCTATTGCTGCTCTATATGAACAAGGCCGTATACATCATGTGGGCGCGTTCGAGATCCTAGAAGATCAGATGATTAGTTTCGACCCATCCTTAGGCAACAATCAGAAAAGTCCTGATAGAATGGACTCCTTGGTCTGGGCCTTGACTGAACTGTTTGGCCAAGAACTTAACGAAGTTCGTATAACCATTTTCTGATCCTATTATAAATAAAACATATATTAATTTAGAGAGGAGCCCATGGCAAATATTATATCCCGATACATCTTTGGCAAACCTGAGACAAAAGAGGCAGGTGCGGCCACCACCATTTATGAGCTGATGGACTTACTTCCAGCCTCGTGGGGTGAACGGAACTATGACCAGTTTGCTAAAGAAGGCTATCAGAAGAACGTCATAGTGTTCCGGTGCATCAACGAGATCGCTGGAGCAATCGCCTCTCTAGACTGGCGGGTGGTTGACCCTGATGGCGAGATCATTGATAACCATCCATTGATTGAGCTATTGAAGAGACCCAACCCAATGAATGGCGGCGCGTCATTCTTCCAACAATTGGAAACGTTCAAACAGTTAGCAGGGAACGCTTACATCCATCGGGTCGGACCTGATGGTAGACCACCACAAGAACTATACCTCCTGGCCCCGTCATCTATGACCGTTGTCCCAGGCTCCTCCAGGATACCTAAAGAATATGTTTACAAACCTAAGAGCACCTTAAATGGTGCCACTATATTTCAGGTTGATCCTGTTAATGGTTCCAGCGAGATCCTACACCTACGCACAGCTAACCCTCTTAATGAATGGATAGGCCTGAGTCCAATGGAAGCAGCTGCTTGGTCAGTTGATCTCCACAATCAATCCAATGAATGGAACAACCGTCTCCTAACGAATGGGGCGAGACCTTCTGGTGCATTGTTTGTGAAAGATTACTTAAGAGAAGACCAACGGTCTCATGTTAAAGAAGCCTTGAAAACAGATTCAATGGGGTCATATAACGCTGGCAAGCCTATGCTATTCGAGGGAGACATGCACTGGCAAGAGATGAGCCTATCTCCTAAAGACTTAGATTTTCTAAACGCTAAGGCCACTGCTGCTAAAGATATTGCCATGGCATTCCGCGTGCCGCCTATCCTATTGAACATTGGATCGGACACCACCTTTGCTAATATGAAAGAGGCCCGTCTATCCTTATGGGAAGATACCATTCTACCTGAAGCAGACTACTTGAAAGACGAATTCAACAATTGGTTAACCCCGCTCTTTGGGGATAACATTACATTAGAATATGATATTGAGAACGTTCCAGCGTTAGCACCTAAACGGGAGATACGTTGGAAGATGATTGAAGAGGCAACTTTCTTAACAGTTGATGAGAAGAGAGCCGCTGTTGGTTATGAACCGCTTGGGGCCGGCGAGTCTATCGGGAACCCAGAGCCTACAAATGATGAGCCTGGCTCCGACGACGATGAGCAGGATGATGAGGCGCAACAGAAGTCCGAGCTAGACTCCACTCAAGCGGTTCAACTAGTTGAAGCATATACCAGAGAGATGGTTAAGACTGATCTCTCCTATGACCACTATCATAATATTGATAATGAATTTAGTACTGGGATGACTGAGAGCAACCAGGACCATGAGCATTCCTATATTAAAGGTGCTAAGAAGACTGGGATAACCCTTTACCACACCCACCCAATCATAGAGGAATAACCTATGCCATTCTTAAGAGATCGTCGAAACGTTTCCATACAGCACTTAGGAATCAACGCTGGTGCTGGGATGCTAAGAGGGATTGGATCAGAATTTAAATTTGGCACCAACCCTGATGTTGGCTCAGCTGATGAGACTATCTGGGCATACGGTGGATTATATTCCTATCCTTTGATAGCAGCTATCATGACCCTATCCAGCAGCAACACCAATGATTATGCTACCGGAACAGGCGCTCAGTCAGTTAGAATATATGGTTTGGACGCTAATTATAATGAGGTCACAGAAGACCTTACCCTGCACGCCACTGATGGTCTATTAGGGGTTAATACTATCCTAAGCTATCTTAGAGTGTTCAGGATATACGTCTTGACTGCCGGATCAGCTGACACTGCTGCTGGCAATCTCTATATGGGTACTGGAGCTATTGTTGCTGGAGAACCAACCAACGTCTATGGTATGGCACCACTAGGACATAATCAAACCTTACAAACGGTATATACTATCCCTGCTGGTAAGACTGGATATATCTTACGTTGGAATATGTCAGTGAACAGCGGTAAGATTGCTGACGTTGACTTGAAGATTAGAGCACCCGGAGAGGTGTTCGCCACTAAGATGTCCGTGAACATCTACCAAACAGCGTACACACAAGAATTTAGCTTACCCTTTCCATTACCGGAGAAGGTTGATCTAGAGATGAGGGCAAGCGTTGCCTCTAGTGGTGGAGACGTCTCCGCGTCGTATGAAATATTATTGGTCGACAATGACCTGATATTAAAGAATCTATAAATAAAACACAACTTAAACTTTAACAGAGGAAGAATATAAAATGGCAATTGCTGACGATTTTTCAGTAGCAGTTAATGGAGACATCCGTTATACTGGTTCTACTGCTAACCACACAGTTATCGACTTTCACAGATGGCTGGGTGATCTCATGGATGATGCAGAAGCTTCTGGCGATGACTTAGCTGACATCACGAGCGCAACATCAACCGAACGATCAACCGATAACTTTATCACCCTTATCAATGGTTATAACATTGATGACGCTGCAGCACAACATCTCTATGATGGCTCAGTCGTTCAATCAGCTGGAGCCGAGATCTATGATGGAATCCTCGTGTTCGCAGCCCAAGGTATGTACTTGGAGTTAGTACAGGACGGCGCACTAGTTACTAACTTTTGGACCACCGCACTGAACGCAGACGCAGCTAATGGTATCTCCCATAGGTTCATGGTTAAGACCAGGACCGCTGGAGCAGATATTGATGGCCGTCGACTCTTAGGACAGACCCGAGAGTTTGGGTTTACTTATTCTGAATTCCCAATCAATGGTACATCCCGTGGCAATAACGTTCTTGCGTTAACCTATGCGGATGATTTGAATAACGCCACTGCTGAAGGTACAGTTTCTGGTTGGACCACTATTACTAACACTGAAGGGTATCGTTTGATTGATGTTGATAATGACACCGTTGACGAACCTTACTACAGCGAATGGAACAGAGACACCTATACTATTAACCAACTATACGAGAGAATGAAATGGCTCACCCGTCGTGGTACTATTTCAACAATCTATGGTGTTAATGGTGAGCTGTTCCGTGGCGTGACCACTGAGATCGTGGTTGATACTATTACTAGTGGACCATTAAGCGCAGTTGAAGAACTTACCTGGACTGAGGCTACCGTCGTTAGTGCTGGTACTATGGTTGCCGTTGACTCAGTGTCAGCTCCAACTAAACTATGGTTACAGCTTACTAAGGGCATCAAGCCTACTGATGGTACTACCCTAACGGGTACAACCTCTGGTGCGACCGTTGATGTTAACACAACCGTTACAGATCGTACAATCTCTGTGCCTTTCTGTGGACAATCAACTGGTACTGCTCTAATCGGAGCATATGGTTTCGGTGTTGAAGCAGCTGATCTATCATCCATTGATAAGATTACTGACTTAGACGCTCAATTGAACACTCCACCTAATAACGTCACCTTTACAATCTCTGGGGTGGTTAGTGGACAGGATAGAATCTTGATCGGTCCAGAAAACGCTGGTGATCTAGACGAGGGTCAGTTCGCCTTGTCAACCGCTGTCACTGGAGCAAGCACTGATGTTATTCTGAAGGTTGGTACTGAAATCCCTGGTACCGGAACTGATAGTGCCGTGGACACACCCTCAACAGGTACTATTCGATTGCAGGGTGATGATGGTATTTACTATCGGGTTACCTATACCGGTTATACCGTCCAGGCGTCTACCATGACCTTTACTGGGTGTGCTAACGTCCCAATAGCGTCTATTGATCAGAATGGTTATATTAGCTATATTGATTTGATAGCAACATCAACCTCTGAAAACTTTACCGTTGTTTACGCAGCAGATAGAGGCTTGTTCATCAGAGTACGTGATGGTGGTGCGTCGCCAATCAAAACCTTTGAAACTACTGGTACATTAGGTTCTTCTGGTGGTTCTTCAACCGCTATCAGAACACCTGATGCATAATGATAACCCTGGTTGGTCTTTGGGAGAAAGATTGGCTGGAGCCTAAATTAGAGTGGGCTATCTGGAGGCAATTGAAACATGCCTTCCAGATAGACCGTCTAGTGATGGTTCCTAAGCTATTGCCCCGAGTTCAATCGATAGACCAGTACGACACTATGGAAGAGGCTCTGCAATCTTGTGAAGGTGATCTAATATTCTTAGAACCCTCAGGTGACCATAGCCTCTCCTTTTTCAGCCATCCGGAGAAAGCCGTTTATGTCTTTGGGAACGCAATGATGGACAACAAGAGGTTTCAGGGTCTCAATCTAAGAATTCCCACACCTCAAGATACCGATCTATTTGCTGTTAGTGCAGCATCAATTATATTAATGGACCGACTAAAATGAGCACAGATAACAGAACAACCTTAAACGATTGCTCAGCCTCCTTTACCGGTGGAGATGACACCGGGTCCACGACAACCCTGAATGGTTTAGTATATGAGGGATCCCAAGCCTTAGCCGTCCAGTTTACCAACTCAGACGAACGGACCTATACCACAAACATTGGAGGTACCAGAGATCTTTCTGATGCCACCTGCTACCTATTAGTGAAGGACAATCTGATTGAGAGTCAGGCTAATGGTGGGGTCAAGTATATTTTATATGATGGATCAGACGAGATTGGATATGAGGTTGGTGGATATGATAACATTGGATTACCGTTGGCCACCTTTTTTAATAGTTATAAGTTAGACGTCAGCAACTCGGGAGCGTTTACCGCCCACGCGTTCTCAGGAAGTGAGGGAAACTTAAACAAGGCCTCTATCACTGGGGTTGGGTTTGGCACCCTCCACTTAGCCAAGGCGCAGGGTTCTATTGATAACTGTTTTGTGGATAGATTATCCTTTGTTGTTAATGGTAACCCAGCCCTAACAATTAACGGTGGTTCCTCAGGCACCCCGATTACCTTAGCAGACACCTCAGCAGATGACATCTCAAATGGTTGGGGATTAGTTAGTAACCCACAGGGGGAACAATATAATATATTCGGTCCAACTGAATGGGGCGACAGTGGCACGGCGTCCACATATTTTGATGAGAGTGGGTCACAGATTACTCTGATCGGAACTGGAGTTGGTACTGGCAACTTTGATATGAGTCTGGTTGGGAACAGTACTGGCACTAACCTTTTCAAACTTAACAATAGCGTCGTGGTTGGATTAGGAGCAGTGGCCAATTGGGATTTCTCTGATGTTAACTTTGACACCATGGAGGTTGACACAACCCAATTTGTAGATGCAGGAACTATAACTCTCCCTGTGACTGGTGGCACCTCCAGAAAGTTCAATGATAACACCATGGTTAATTGTGGTCAGGTTGACCCATCCACCGTGGAGTTCCTTAGGAACACCTTTGTGGGAACAACTGACGCTAATGGTGCTCTATTAGGTAATAAATCATTAGATAGCATGGCATTTACCTCTGATGGTACAGGCCACGCCATTTATATCACCACACCTGGGTCATACACATATACTCTGAACTCTTTCACTGGTTATGGAGCAACCACCTCGACTGACGCCGTTATCTATAATAATAGTGGTGGTGCTGTAACAATTAACGTGAATAGTGGTGATACCCCAACATATAGGAACGGTACATCAGCAACTACCTCAATTGTAGCAGGCGCTGTCTCAGCCACCGTGCATGTGGTGAACAGTTCTGGCACAGATATTCAGAACGCTCGGGTGTTCTTACCAGTATCAGACGGCACTGGGCCATTCCCATATCAAGAATCGGTCACCATCACATCGTCTGGAACGGTCGCCACCTGTACACATACAGGACATGGATTAGAAACTAATGATAAGGTGTCCATCAGAGGAGCTGCTCAACATGAGTATAACGGGGTCAGAACTATTACGGTCACCGATGCTAACACATATACTTTTACTATTGTCTCCACAACCTCCCCAGCAACAGGAACTATCACGTCAACCTTTATAGTTCTGGAAGGTTTGACCGATGTTAATGGAGAGATCACCATGAGCAGAACATTTGCCAGTAATCAACCAATTGCTGGGCACGCTAGAAAGAGTTCAGCGTCTCCTTTCTATAAGACGGCTGGAATAAGCGGATCAGTTGATAGTGGGGCTGGATTTAACGCCACAATTCAATTAATCTCAGATGAATAAATAAGGTTTTTAACTATACAAGGATAACAGACAACATGGCCACTGAAAAAGAAGTATTACAAAGGGAAGTTACTGCTAGAAACGTTAAGTCTCTAAATGACCATATTACATTTCTACAAGATCAACTTATAAACGATCAGAAAACTATTGCGGGTCAGCAATCTAGCATATCTCAGCTCATGGAACGGATGAACCAATTAGAACAACGTTTAAACGTTCAGATGGTCCAGGTCACTGGACTAGGCCCCTCAGTACAGTCCTAAGACATGGCATTATTAGTCGACTGGCTCACTAACATCATCACAGTTCCCAAGACGGATCTGATCCTGGATAGTGGAACAAGATATACCATCACGGTGGACGCCCTATTAGCACTATTACAGGACCGTGGAGATGATGAGGACGCGATGTCATTTAGTACATTGCACACAAACATTCCTCCAACCGCCTCCACGCCCAGAACTGTAGAGGTTAATGACCCATATACCTGGGCGTTTGAAGATGGTTTATATTCAGTTTCTATCCTTAATGGGAACACTAACTATCGAGATGTAGAGGTTAGGAACCAAACATCGGTCCAAACCAACAACACCACTGGGTTTATTGATCCTCAGTTCCTAGAAGCTGGGCTATTCCCAGGTGGAATCGTGATAGACGTGGCTAATGGGTATGCTGGGACAGATAAGACCGCTCAAGGTGGGGTTATCGGTACTCGAGAGACTCCTTCTAATAACTTGGCAGATGCTAAGGTGATTGCCCAAGATAGAGGCTATAAAGAGCTATTAATCAGGGGAAACATCACAATTGGGGCTACTGACGTCCTAGATGACTATATTATGGAGGGTGAAAACTCTTCACAATCAGTTATTACCTTTATAACTGGGTCAGATACTGATCAATCATCATTCCATAAGGCCTGTTTGACTGGCGATTTAAGCGGAGCATTGTTCGTAAGCGATTGTGCTCTCATTAATCTAACCGGCGTTGGGTCGCCTAGTTCTGTTAGTCGGTTTAATGACTGTTCATTTGATGGCGGGTATGTTAGGATTAGAACCAGTAACACTAAGGAAGTTCATTTTGTGAGCTGTGAAAGTGGTAATCTGAACAACCCAGTGTCAATAGACGTGAATCATAGCTTGGCTGACATAACATTTCGTCAATTTAGTGGACCATTAAGTGTTCTGAACATAACTAAAGATATTATCTTCTGTTATGACTCCACTGGAGCAGAACTGATAATTGAGTCAAGTTGTACAGCAGGAACTGTCATAGTTAGAGGTACTGCTAAGATTATTGATAATAGTGGCGTTGATTGTACTATTATAGACGAGACAACTGCCCAATTAGTATGGGATGTTGATATAAATCTGGGTAAGATTGACTCGTACGGTGAGCTATTGGACGCCTTAATTAAATATGATAAGAATAAAACTAAGATCGATCCAACCGCTAAGACCTTGACGGTCTATGATGATGATAACTCGACCCCAATTGCTATATTCGACCTTAAGGATAGCACAGGAGCGCCATCTGTCACGGAGGTGTTCGAAAGGGTACCACAATAATGACGGTCGTTAAGGGTTTACTAACCCGAGGGTTGGGTGGTGACGCCACTAACGTTATCCTAAGCAAGTTTAGCTTAGGTTTCATTACCGTCACGGTTGAACCAGTTCCACCTGATTATACTGGTGGGTTTGGGTCAGTTTACATCCCTGATCCAGAAGAAGCCTTTAAATTAGTCACAATAACGGTTAGATATAAGAGCCAAACCTGGAAGAAAACGTATTTGGTACGAATCTTTCAGTCTACAGTGATCATCAAAGTGATAGATGTTATAAATAAAATAACAACAAACATATCAATTGCTGTACGTAATATGAGGAAAATGATAAACAAACTTAGGATTAAAAGATAATGAGCGAAATTGAAATACTACTTGACGAAGAGAACACATTATCGTTCGACGTCGAAATCCAAGGAATCTCAACTAAGAACATTAAAAGCAGATTTGTGGTTGAAACAGGCGAACAGATTGATCTCTCTTTCGACGGCAAATTAGAAGGTGGTACTGTTGAGGTTGTTATCCCTATCCTAGCAGACTTGGTTGAACCTGGATATAAACAATGTAGGTTAGAGATCATTGCCGAAGGAGAACGTTTCTTCATTCCTCTAGTTACAGACGTTGAATTAGTTATGCCTATGAAGGTCCGTGCAGGTCTTCAGGGTAACAGACAGGCCAGAAAGATACCTGTAGAGGGTAAAATTTCAATAGACGCTGGCAAGGTTTCAGTGACCCATACCCTTAAAGAAGAGGAATTAGAAGAAGAAAAAGAAAAAGAAGTTGCTACATTTCAAGCACCACCTGGTGTTGAAACTAAGAACATGGCTATGTCCATTAAGGCGGTCGGTTCGGATGGCACCTTCGAAGGGTATGGGTCCGTCTTCGGTAATAAGGATAGCTACGGTGACATTGTTCAGCCTGGAGCATTCAAGAAGACTCTTCAAGAACGATCTGGTGTTAAGTTGCTATGGCAACATGATACTAGAGAACCTATTGGGGTATTTGAAGAAATATATGAGGATGACCATGGATTGGTTGTCAAAGGTAAGCTATCTCTGGACGTTCAACGAGGTCGAGAGGCTTACAGCTTAATTAAGATGGGCGCAATTGAAGGTCTGTCTATTGGATATAGTACTGTCAAAGAGAAGTTTGATAAGGGTGCTCGTTTACTAACCGAACTTAAATTGTTTGAGGTAAGTGTGGTAACATTCCCTGCTAACGAAATCTCTACGATTAGTTCTGTAAAGAAAGACTCTTTTGATGGTCTTGATCAACTATCAAAGGACTTAATATATGATTTTGCAAAGGGAATTGGAATAGACGACGAGCCGCGAGAGCACTCCGACACTATAGAAGATTCAGAGAGCATTATCTATGATTTTATGAAGTCACTTCAGGACGAGCCGCGGAAGCACTCTCCGGACGGAGCCGACAATAACCTAAACTCTAGTGCATTAGCATTAGAAGACTTTTTAAACAAAATCCAAAGGAAATAATAAAATGAGTGATTTACAGAATACCTTGAATGGTATGGAAAAATTGATCAAGGGCGAGCTTGAAGAAGTTCGGTCTGATATTCAAGAAGTTAAAGCCGGGTCTGCCCGTCATGACGAACTGTCTGAAAAGCATGATCGTGTATTAGCTGATTTTGATGCTCTTCAGGTTAAACTGGATGGTATTGAAACTGCAATGAACCGTGTTGCTGCAGCTGGTGAAGCTGAAGGTGATAGCCCAGAAGTTGCTGAGCATAAGAACGCATTTGATAACTATCTGCGTACTGCTCATGAAGGTGACCTAAGAGAATTAGAGCGTAAGACCCTTTCTGTTGGATCTGATCCAGATGGTGGCTATGTTGCACCTGAAGAAATGTCCAATCGCGTTCTTAGTATTGTATATGAAACCTCCCCAATGCGTACTATTGCTACCGTTCAAACAACCGATAAGAAAGAAGTTGAGTTCTTGGTTGATAAAGACGAAGCTGGTGCAGAATGGGTTGCTGAGTCTGGTGTAACCACCAACAACACAACCCCTCAGTTCGGTAAGTTGAAAATCGGTATTCACAAAATGGCAACTGAGCCAATGATGACCGAAGAAATGCTTCAGGATTCTGGTATCAATATTGAATCTTGGCTGGGTCAGAAAGTTGGTGAGAAGTTTGGTCGATCACAAAACTCTGCTTTCGTAAATGGCGACGGCGTTGGTAAGCCACAGGGTATTCTCGGATATGCCTCTGGTACTGCTTGGGGTAAGATCCAACAGGTAACTTCTGCTGCCTCTGGTGTAATTGATGAGCTTGATCTTATCGATCTCATGGGTACTGTTAAGACTGATTATATGCAGGGCGCAAGCTTTGTTATGAATCGTCAAACCAATACTCTCTTGCGTAAACTCCAAGACTCCAATGGTCTTTTCTTGTTCACCGGACAGGACCTAATCGAACGTACTCTATTCGGTTATAAAGTTGTTGATATGGATGATATGCCAGGCGTTTCAGCAGGTAATCTTGCTATTGGTTTCGGTAACTTTGGTGTTGGGTATACTATTATTGATCGTTTAGGTCTTAATATTATCCGTGACCCGCTTACCAGCAAGGGATTCATCAAGTACTACACAACCTCCCGGGTTGGTGGTGCTGTGACTAACTTCGAAGCGATCAAACTACTTAAGGTTAAAGCGTAAGGCTTATTGATCTTATGGCTGGGCCTTCGGGTCCGGCCATTCTAACTTAACATAAGGAATTATTAAAATGAGAGATATTCATAATAACATTGCGGTTGAAGTTGCCTTGTCCCCACAGACAATTGCCACTAATACCACCACCGTTGGAGCTATCATCGACGCTGCTGCACAAGGCGGTATTGAGTTTGTGATCGCGTCCGGTACCTTGGTTGATGGGGCTTATGCCGTATTGATTGAGTCTGGAAACGAGTCTAACCTGTCTGACGCAGCCGCTGTTGACGACAAATTTCTTTTAGGCACAGAAGCTGACGCTAGTTTCGCACTGGCTGATGATGACCTGGCTAAAAAGATTGGTGTAAAAGCACACAACAAACGTTATGTTCGTTTGTCTATTGTTTCAACCGCTACCACAAGTGGTGGTGAATTGAGTGCTGTTGCAGTCAAAGGACCATATATCCTTCCTGCATAAATATCTAATATAGATATGTAACCAGACGAAAGGGCGATGGTGAGAAATCTCCATTGCCCTTTTTTAATAGGATGATATTAATATGAAAACAGTACTGATCATTAAACAATGTAAAGCTAGCGTTAAAGGCGTTCCACAAACCCTCTTGGTCGGCAAGGAATATGAGGTTGATAACTTTCTATCCAATCAATTGGTAATCAGAGGTAACGCTAAGATAGTCGAGGCTGGGTCAACCAAACAGATGGTTCCTTTCGAGGACAAGGCCCTTAGTGAATATGAGAACAAGGAGATTTAAATGAGACTCAACCTCCAACAGGTAGTTGCCCCGGCCAAGCCTGCTCTAGATATTATTGATACTAAGGATTTCTTACGGGTTGATACTCAGGACGAAAACGATCTGATCTCCTCTCTTATCCTGGTAGCAGAAAGCAGGTGTGAAGATTACCTGAATAGAGCATTGATTACCCAAACCTGGACCACCACTATGGACAGGTTTCCGATGGGAGATTACATTGAACTATATAACACTCCAGTCCAATCTATTACATCAGTTAACTATTTTCTAACTGACCACACAGAGACGACCTTTCCAGGCACTGAATATTATCTAGCCACTGATCTATTGAAACTCAATTATTCCAAGGTCTGGCCAACGGCCACCTTAAGACCTGCCGATGCAGTTGTTGTTGAATATATTACTGGGTATGGCTTAACCCACACAGACCTTCCAGCAGGAATTAAGCAGGGATTGCTCCACTTAGTAGCTCATTTGTACGAGAATAGAGAGGAAGACACCCCTATGCCTGCTATGATTAAGTCTCTCTGGGACCCATATGTTGTATATTCTAGGAGGTTCTAATGGCTGATAAGTACCCAACTATTGGAGAACTTAGGAACAGGGTTGGCTTTCTGGTGTCCACTAAGACTGAGAATGATCAGTATAGAATGGAGACAACCTGGAACGAGGCCTTTCCGGCCTGGGCTAAAATAGAGGCGTCGTCTGGATTACGGTTTAGCAGGGATGACGCGGCCAGAGCTGATGTCACCCATAAGATTACAATGAGGTATAGAGACGACGTCACCCGTGACATGGTCATTAAGACCTCTGATGACATCTGTTTCAAGATACATAAGATTGTTATTGGCTTACAAGGGAATAAGAGATTTCTGATTATCCATTCCGAACAAATAGACTTGGTGTTATAAATGGCTAAGAGAATAAGAGCAATTGACGCCGCTGATTTCCTAGATGACCATTTAGACCACGTCATCAAGGACGTCCAGAAAGAACAATTAAAAAGAATCAAAAAGAAAACTCCAGTCGCGTCCGGCCGAGCAAGGAGAGGCTGGAGGATTAAAGGCCATGACATAATTAACAAGGTTAGTTATGTCAAATTTCTAGAATTTGGTACTCGGTATATGAGGCCAATTGCTATGGTTAAGACCACCGCACTAGAGACAGAGGCCATTGTCAAAAAGGTCGTCGCTAAGATAGGAGATAATAAATGAGCTATCGTGTTATAAATGAGGTGCTGGATAGTGTCGTGGCTGGAATAGAATTTATTCCTACTATTATCCAAGAGAACACCACCATCAGCACTAACAAGGAAGAAATCAGTGACCCTTACACTAGGACGTCATTATTGCCGGCTGAAACAAACACACTAACCATTGGGCCGTCCGGGTGGGATGAATTTCAAGGGTTATATCAAATTGATCTATTTTTCCCATCCACTGATGGTGTAAAAGGGTCTAATTTTATGGTTGATGAGATTATCAAGGCCTTTCCAAAAGGGTCACTAATCACCCAAGAAGGGATTAACGTTAGGATAGTTAACTATTGGAGAGAACCGTCTATTGAATCAGACAATCTTTACCAAACACCTGTGATCATTAGGTGGGACAGTTTCATTCAACGACCATAAATAGAACACTAATTAATTAATTATATTTTACAGGAGCTTTACACATGGCATTCGCAACAAGCAGCAGGGTTGAATTTAGTTTCAGAGAGGAAGCGGTTTACGGCGTTGCCGAAACAACCGATTTCCAACAGATCCCATTCATCAGCAATAATTTAAATCTAACTAAGGCGGTGTTTGAGGACCCGTCTGTTCAGAGCAACAGGCAATCTAGTTATTCTAAACAGGGCAACCGCGAGGTTGCTGGTGACGTGGCGTTTGCTTACGCCCACGCGGCCTATGACACCCTTTTGGAATCGTTATTTTTTGACTCCTTTACCGCTAACGTACTGGATATTGGGGTTGTTGAGAAGAGCCTTACTATTAAGGTTGCCCATCCAGATATTACCCAGTTCAGAACATATACTGGAATCGTTTGCAATAGTTTGGCCCTAGAGGTTAATCTAGATGGCGTCGTTCAATCAACCTTTGGTCTGGTTGGTAAAGATATTATCGTGGCCCAGACAATTGGGGCGTCCTCGGTTGCCTCGGTACTGGATAAGGAACCAATGGTACATTTTGATGGGACCTTTAAGGAAGGTGGAACAACTATTGCTGTTCTGACCGGAATTTCCTTGAATATGGATAATGGAATTACCTCTAATTTTGTACTAGGTGATGATACCTTGGCGTGTGTCACTAGCCCAATGGTCGCTATTACTGGTACGGTCACCGCCTATTTTGCTGACGTGGCCTTATTAGAGAAATTCCTGGATGACACTGAAACCAGCATTGAATTTGTTCTGGATGATGGAAATGGCAATACCCATACATACCTGTTACCCAAGGTCCAGTTCAATGGGGCTGATATTGATAGTTCGGATGGTGGGGTTATTCCAATCTCTATTCCTTTCACCGCACTATACGACAGCACGACTGGAACTAGTGTAAGAATTACTAGGTCTGTATAATCAACACGGAGGACTGGAATAATCTGGTCCTCCCTTTTCTCGAGGGAGACTAAGAAATGGCAATGATTAATATTGGGGATTTGAACCCCCAGCTAATGAAAATGAAGGTGGAACACCCATTCACTGGAGACACCACGTTTCAGAATAGTAAGGGTGAGGACATAGAAGGGATTATACACATCAAGGGGGTATACTCTAAGGAATATACCGACGTGTTTGATGCCATCATTGGGAACAAGAACGTTATCGATCCCACTATTACAGAAGCTAGAGAGAACGATATTACTCTCCTAATTGCTTGTGTGGTTGGCTGGGATGATAATGGGTTTATCGATAAACCTTATTCCCCAGAGGAGGCAGACGCCTTGTTAAGGAACCCTGAATATAAATGGTTGGCAGAACAAATCTCCAATTATATTAAGGAATCATCCAATTTTTTCGGACGGCCGTCGACCAACTAGTCGATTATGTTAAGGTTGCCGTCAAACTAGACACTATTGGTTCAGACGGCCAGACGGCACGTAAAGGATTAGAGATGGCTAGGTCGAAAGGCCTGTCCACCCCTTTTCTCGACTCTATTCCTCCTTTCCCTATTATATTCATAGACCTCTATCGGCAATATATGGTTCTTAGTATGACTAAGGATAGCTATTCGGAATCTCTAAAATTTACTGAGATTAAATCATATTGCGATCTATATAAAATATATTTTAGTCAAGCAGAGCTGGACGTTCTGTTGAGATTGGATAACGTCTATAGTTCCAGTCTGGCTGAATTCTATAAAAAGGATGAAAAATAATGGCAACGATCCTCGCGGATTTAAAATATAAGGTTGACTCTAGTCAGATAAGGCGTGCTAAAGGCGACATCGGGGACCTAGGAACAGCCAGCAAGAAAGGTGGTAAGGGAATTGCGAGCCTAAGTACTATGATGAAAGGTCTAGGGGTTGCTGCGATAGCCGTTACTGGGGTCCTAAAACTTACCGACGTGATGGCAAAGATGGGGGAACAAGGTTTAAAAACTGCGGATAATATTGGTAAGACCGCCGATAAGCTAGGGATTACCACCACTGAAATACAAGAATTCCAGATTGTGGCTGAGGCCGCTGGTGTTTCTATGGAGACCTTTAATATGGGTTTCCAGAGATTTACTAGACGTTTGGGTGAGACCCGTCGTGGAACTGGCGCCCTAGCCAAGGCCTTTGATCAGTTAGGAATTGAAACCGATGACTCCTCTGGTAAGGCTAAATCAGCGACCCAGATATTCAAGGAATATGGAGAGGCCGTTGCTGGTATAAAAGATCCAGCCCTCCAATTATCATTTGCCATGTCAGCGGTTGACTCCGAAGGTGTGAAGATGGTCAATATGTGGCGGATGAATAAGGAAGAGCAAGAGAAGGTTATTGCCACCGCCAGGAAATATGGTGCCGTCATAGATGAAAGTGTAATTAGAAAATCTGAGGAATGGAACACCGAGCTGGGGTTAATTCAGAAAGGTACAGCGGCCCTGGAGACACAGACCCAATTGGCGATGGTTCCCGTCACCATCATGTGGGCCAAGTTTAAAAATGAGATTGCCCAAACCACTATCGCATTAATGGACTTTTTTGGTCGATTAGATGATTTCAAAGCTACCGATGTAAGGATTTCTCTTTTATCCGCCGAATATGAGGAACTTAATAGAAAGGTCGTGGCGTATAACCAAACCGTTGATAAAGGCAATGGTATTTCCAGGGGAATGAGCGAATTCCAAATGTTCCTACATAAAAGGCGTATGAAGGAAATTGAGGAAGAGATGGTTGGGTTGCAGGCCTTATACGCTAAAGAAAAGAAACATAAGAGAGAACAAGAAGAGAGGATGGCTGGTGGTGGCCTTGGCCTTAATCTTAATCTTAAACCTGAGAAGATTGAGGAACCAACTGAGGACCCAGTTATTGATGACTATAAACGTCGGACCTCTGTCCTGCAGCAAGAGATTGACAAAGGTCGACAAATCAGAATAAGCAATATGGAAGATGAGAGAGAACAGATTATTGCCCAGACTGAATTTGAAATAGAACAAATCAACCGCAGAACTGCCGCCCTTATGCAATCATATGAATTTTCAGGGGCAGAAAGGAATAGATTAGAAGACGCCACTAATGAACAGATTGTTCAGAAAAGGGTTGAGATGGAGGCCAAGATCCAAGGCCTATCTGAAGAAACCAATAATATACTGAAAAATGGAACAGATAGTTGGATTAGTGGTGCGTCACAATCTATGGTGGATTTTGCCCAGACTGGAGAGAATTCTTTCGCCCAGATGACCGCTAGCATTTTGTCCAATATTGCTAAAATGATATTACAACAACAAATCTTTATTGCCTTACAAACCGTCTCCATGGCGATGGGTGGAGGCGGCGGCGACAGCGGGAACGTCGTTAATAGTGCGTCACAAGCCGCAGCATTGGGATTTGCTAAAGGTGGGGTCGTTAGTAAACAACAACGATTTGCAATGGGTGATGGGGTTACTGGTCTAATGGGAGAAGCTGGCCCTGAAGGAATCTTACCACTGAAGAGAACCAAGAACGGAGATCTTGGCGTCGTTGCCGTTGGCGGTGGCGGTGAAGGTGGCGGAAGTGGAGGTGGAGGCAATGAGATTAATTATTATACCACCGTAAACGTTCAAGGTGGGGATAACCCCGCTGACACCGGACAGAAGATCGCTGAGGCGTTTGTGACCGCTATTGTGAAGAAAGAGATGGCGTCAGAGAAACGTCCAGGTGGAATATTCAACAGTACAACTAAATTAGGATAATAATATGGCGGCGTTACCTTTACCTGGATTAATTTCACAGGAATCATCCAAGAACACTAAGTTTAGAACTATCATGACCCAGTTTGGTGATGGCTATTCCCAGAGAGCCCCAGACGGGATTAACTCCTCTGTTGATGAATGGTCTATCGTCTGGGCCTCCTTAGACGCCACTGATAAAAACACTATCGTGTCAGCCCTAGAGGCGGTCGGGGGTTGGGACATTCTAACCTGGACCCCTAATGGAGAAGCTGTTGAGAAGAAGTTTATAGTTAACGAGGGTTTCTCGATGGACATATTAAGCGGTGGCGTGTTCAATATTCAGACCAAACTGGTCCAGGTGTTCGATCTATAAATAGAAACATAATTTAACGTGAGGATATTATGACTCTTGCACAAGACCTGAAACAACCGGTTCTAGCAGCATACATTGAACTTTTTGAGATTGACCTAGTTGGAATAGGTGGGTCTCTCTATAGATTTACCAATACCACTGATGGCGCTGGGGCTGGTATAGTTTGGAACGGGGATGAATATACCCCATTCCCTATCCAGATGACTGGAATCTCCCATACCACTGATGGTCCAGAACAGCGCCCAACCCTAACTATCTCCTCGATAGATAGAATATTTACCGCCGTCTTGTCAACCCTAGACGATTGTGTTGGTGGAACCGTTGAATATAGACGAACGTTTGCTAATTACCTAGGCACTAGTATATCCAGTGCCCCACAGCATTTTATTATCTCTAGAAAATCACAGCATAACAAAAACCAGATTGCCTGGGAATTGAAAAACCTATTGGATTTGGACGGCAGACATTTACCAGCAGCCCAGATGTTGCGAGAAGGTGACAGGGCCTTTCCAGGTCTGGGCATCAACAAGTCATCAACCTAATGGATATTTCAATCGAGGCGTTCGACGCTATCACTAAGGCCACTCTTAGGTGCTATCCTAATGAAATGGTTGGGATTATCTCCGATGGTAAATTTGTTGAACTAACTAACGTCAGCCCATCCCCAGAAACCCATTTCAGTGTGGACCCATTAGAATATGAGAAAATGGTTGATGTGGAATTCATCGTCCATAGTCATACCACCAACACATCAGAGAGCAGCCGTTGGGACCTGAGAACACCTAGCAACGCAGACTTAATTAACCAGAGAGCTGGCTCAGTTCCCTGGTTAATCGTTGGAACTGAAGGAGAGAACGTGATGAAACCCATCAGGTTACCCCATGTTCCTAATAATGAATATTTGGATAGAAGGTTTATTTGGTATGTCAGTGATTGTTATACCCTAGTGAAAGATTACTATCAGTTTGAATATGGGATATTCCTCCGAGACCATCCAGTGGAATTTGACTGGGGTGTGGACTGTTTTGATAATATCATCGAGCGTCATTTCGGGCCAGCAGGATTTATCCATGATGTTCTAGAATTGGAGAATATTCAAAATGGGGACCTTTTGTTATTGGGCGTTATGGATACTATAAAAAACCACTTAGGAATATATGAGGATGGGTACGTCATTGAACAAATGGGAATAAGCAGACGTCGTCCCATCAGAAACTATAGAAGTAGGATTGTGAGGATAGTAAGACATGAAAATAAATTTAGTTAATATGCAGGATGACTATAATCAAGGGTTTGACCTTGAGGCGTCTAATATTTCCCAGGTCCTAGCTGGACTGAAAGGTATGATCGGACTAGATAGACATAGTGATATTATGACCTCTCCATATGGTTATTTGTTGAGGTCTGGTGAGGATATTATCTGTATGGATGGTCGGCTGATGGACATGGATTTATCAGAATATGATGAACTTATAATCGTTAGAGAAACCGAAGGAGAGGCCGTCGCACTGGGAGGTTATCTTATTAGCACCTTTGCTATCACTGGAGCAGTGGCGGTCGCAGCGACATACGCTATTAGCTTTATTGTGGTTGGGGTGGCTATTGGTGCCTTGATGAGCGCCTTGTCTCCAACCCCCCAGTTCAATAGTGACCCTAGTGCGGCCCAAGCAGAACACCTATCTAGTTCACTATTCAACGGCCCGCCTAACATCAGAGAACAAGGTGGGTCAGTTCCCCTAATATATGGCACAGCATACGCAGGTGGCGTACTAATTGCTGGCAGCGTTAAAACGGAAGATGTATAATGAGCAAACTAATTAAAATTCAAGGTAAGAAAGGTGGTGGTAAGAAGCAGCACGTTCCAGTAGAATCTGATGACACCTTAAAATCTAAACAGAAATTACGTCTCCTCTGGGCGGTGTCTGAAGGAGAGATTGAGGGTGTTAATAACGTATATGTGAACGGCACTAACATAGACCAATTTGACGCCACATGGGAATACCGTTCCGGTACTATTGATCAAACACATATTCCAGGATTTGCTAAACTAGAAACCTCCCATCCCAGTTTCAACTCAGTGGAACTTAAATTTAACATTTATCAGAGCATGGTGGTGTCATCTGTTAGCGTGGACGCGGTAAGCCTAACCTTTACATTAAGCTCATTACAAGAACGTCTATCTAATGGAGACACTGTTGGGTATAAGGTCCAATTTGAAGTCCAACGCCGTCCAAACTCTGGTGCGGTTTGGGAGACGGTTAAGCAGGTTATCAAGAAAGGTAAGGCTAGCCGAAGCTATGCCTGGGACTATCGGGTCGAGGCCCCAATCGACGCGGACGTCTGGGAGGTCCGTGTCCTGAGACATACCGCTGATGACCCCGACTCTAAAAAGAATAGTGTGTCATATTGGACTGCCGTCACCGAAATTCAAGACGACAAGAACACCTATCCCGAGACAGCTATTGTTGGATTGATATTCAATGACGCTGATGAACTGGGTGGCCAGATCCCATCTATTAGTTTCGACATTGCTGGCAGAAAGATTAAGATCCCATCGGCCTCTTACTATGACCCGGAATCCAAGATTTACACTGGGGTGTGGTCTGGAGCATTTGCCTTATCTAATTACAACACTGATAACCCAGCCTGGATTTTATATGACGTTCTAACTAATGATCGGGTTGGTCTGGGAATCAGCGAGGCCAAGATTGATAGGTATAGTTTCTATGATCTAGCGGTTTACTGTGACGAATTTATTGATGATGGGAACGATCCAGGAGGAATGGAATCTCGGTTTACCATGGCTAATCAGTTTATTAGAAGGGAGAACGCCAGCCAGTTCTTGACATATATCATGACGGTATGTGACGCTAGTTTATCTATGCAGAATGGGTTAATCACGGTTATCTCCGATAGACCAACAATTACTAGTAAGATGGTCACTAACTCCAACGTTCTGGATGGTACGTTTAATTATAGTTCATCAGACCTATCCACTAGATATTCTAGCGTTAACGTCACATATAACAATAAACTAGACAGACATAACACAACCACTGTTACTGAAAACTATCCTGATCTATTAAGCAGGTATGGTCTTATCAGTACAGACATTCCACTAATCGGGTGTACTAGTGAAGGCCAGGCCAGACGGAAAGCTAGATGGGCCTTGGAATCTAGTGGGAACACATATGAGATTATCAATTTTGCCGTTGGTTTAGAAGGTTTAAACTATACGGTTGGAGAGGTGGTTGATGTGATGGATGATATGTTCAGTCTGACTGAACAACAATTTAAGGTTAAGTCTATCTCCACTAGTGCACTGAATACCTCTATCGTCCTGGATAGGGGCATGGACCTGGCTGATGAGGTCTATACTATGATGGTATATGGCGCAGATGGAATCACCATCAACACTAGTTTAATCAACCAAACTAACGAGACGACTGATACAATTACCTCTATTGCCCCCCTCCCTAGTGATCCTGCCGTTAATACAATTATCATTATTCGAGGGGATACCATCCCTAAACCATTCCGGATTAGTTCTATCACTGAAGATGAGAGATCATTTCAGGTCACCGGAACAGAATATGACGCTAATAAATGGGCTAGAATAGAGGGCAGTATTAGTAACATAGTTTATGACAACCCATTTACTAACCTAGACGAATATACAACTGAACCAATAGAGAACATTTCATTCGAGGAGATTTTCACTAACACTGGCGTTCAACAGAAAACTGAACTGCGGGTTGCTTGGGACTGGGACGTCAATGGGTCTGAAGATTATAAACCCACCTTTATGATGCACTATCGTAGAGATAACACAGATTTTATCACCATCGAGGACATTCCCAATAATGAGGTTGATATTCCCAACGTGGTCCCGGGTGTCTATGAGGTATTTGTATACGCGTTCAATTTCAGAGGGGTTAGGAGCACTGGTGTTACTAGTGTCCATAACTATAAGACCTCTCCAGCCGACTCCACCCTAATTCCACCAGAAAATCTAAGGATTGCTGGCATAGGTGGGTCAGCGTTTAACACCCCTGATGTTCAGATAGAATGGTCTTACCCCATCTCCAATGACGATAAGACAGACGTTCTCCTAGATTATGTGGTAGAGATTTGGACTGATGATGGGGTTACCCTGAAGAGAACTATTGATGTTAAACCAGACGCTGACAAGCACGGGACATACACATATACCTTTGCTGATAACAGATCGGATTTTAACCCAGCAGCCAGAGAGATCCAGGTTAAGGTATATTCCCGTGACGTTGGCGGTGACATTAGTGTTCCTATAGTTGAGAATTTCAGCAATGACGTTCCTGGGGTAACCTCTTTTAATATAAATTCTGGTATTGGAATTGCTTATATTGATCTAACCCCACCTGTTGGGGATGATGATATTGCTGGGTATGTTATCCATAGATCTGAGACTGGATCATTTACTGCCAGCGCTGGGAACTTAGTTTACGATGGCCCAGACACATATACTGGATTGGGGTCTAATGAGGGCACAACTTATTATTATCAAGTGGCGGCCTATGACACCTTTGGTAAGACTGGATTAAACTATAGTGGGGAACAATCATCCACAACCCTATCCACCTCAGCAATTGACTATGCGTTTGATGGCATGGTATACACCCCTGATGATGCTATTAACAAGGTAAGTTGGACTGCTGGGTCTGCTCATGTTACAGAAGGAGAGAACACCACTACTTATAGTATCACAGCAGGAACATCCCCAACATGGACTAGTGGAACATTCTATCTATATTATCAAATAGGAACAACCATCATCAACGTCGTCACAGATATTACCTCTGCGATGGGCGCTGATAGAATAGTGGTGGCCACATACAAAGGTGGCACTAGTTTAATAGTTGGCAATGGTGCTCCCATTATTGACGGTAATCAGATCTTAGCTGGAACAGTTGGGGCTAATCAATTATATGCTGGTGGGGCAATCATCACTGGCACGGCCCAAATAGCAAACACTATAATTGACACAGCACATATTATTGATGGTGCTATCGAGAACGCTAAGATAGGTAACACCATCCGATCAACCAATTGGAATAATAGTACCAAGACCGGTTGGAATCTGGCTAAAGATGGAACTTTTCAAGGCCAAGCCATTAGAATTTATGATGACCAAGGAGATTTGGTACTTGGGTCTGGTGGTGGTCTGGATTGGGGTAGGATATTCGGTACCGGAAGACCCGATGACGATGCTACTATTGGGGCGACCTTTGGGTCTAACATTACAGGCCAGATAACCTGGTCGACCGCGTCAACATATATTGCTAACGGTGCTATCCAAACAGCACAGATTGGCAATGCCCAAATTGGCAATGCCCAAATTGCCACCGCGGCGGTGAGCACAGCTAAAATTGGTACAGCACAGGTTGATACTCTAAGGATAGGGAATAACGCCGTGACCGTTCCTACTGGGAGCATACACGGCGGAATTATCTATATTCATAATGCCGCCTGGACGGCACTGAACTCTGTCACCTCCAATATGTCAGGGTCTCTTGTGTTGGTCACCGCCACGGTCCTCCTCACAATATCCATATACAGCCAACAAATTGGATTTAGATTGAAACATAACGGGGTGGTTAAATATACAGCTGACCCATGGGTGACAGCAGCGCCGAATGGTTCTGGGTCATTTCCTATTACAATTCATTATGTGGTGGCGTCATATGGAGGGTCTAACACCTTTGCCGTAGAAGGTTGGGCTGGAACTGGAGCCAACGCCCACAGCATTTCAATTTCATCAATAGAGGCTAAACGATAATGACACAATATTTGACATATGATTTTGATACAGGTAAGATTGATAATATGCTAACCTGTTCCTATAGTGATTTATTACTAAATATAAAGGATGGCCAGGGCTATCTTGAAAGCGATAAATCTGGTCTGGATTACTATGTTATCAATGGGGAGCTATCCCCTAGGCTAGAGATAAATGACACTGTGCCTATTCCTGGTTTAATAGATGATAAGGTGACCCTGATTGCTGGGACAGATATGTTCTCCTGGGGACCTGGTATACCAGAGGGGTCTAGAATCATGATAACCTCTACCTCTCCAGAGGGAGAGATCGACTCCAATTTTGTTGCAATAGCTGATGGCATGATTGAGGTTGAGTGTGAGGTGAAAACTAACGTGAGACTTATTTTGGATATATGGCCATACAAAGATAGAGAATTAATATTGGAGTTTATATAATGGCTAGAATAGGAATCACTAAGAAGAAAGCAGAAACTCTTTCCAATCTAACGGTTCAGTCCACCCCGGCCGGATCTATATTGGACTGGGACGTCCCATTGGATAGTGATTATAGACAGACTGAAATTTGGATTAGTCCAGACGAGAACTTAGATAACGCTGAGTTCCTGACCCAAGTTAGGGGTAGTAGCTACTACCATCCTCTAGAGATAGGAGATACTTTTTACTATTTTATCAGAACGGTTAATAAGTTTGGGGCAGCTAATGGAGCATGGACTATTGGAGATGAACCCGGAACGTCTAAACCTTATGTAAGGAAACAGTTACCGGGTCAAAGAGAAACCAGAAGAAGATAAATAAAACATCCAACAATCATAACAGGAACGAAATATAATGGCGAATAGAAAAGACTTAGAGATTGATCAGGGTTCCAATTACGTTTTACACGTCCTGATTAAGGATTCCCAGGGTACACCCATCGACCTGGTTGCTGGAATATACACCTCCCGGTTAATGATGAAAGCCTCTTTGAAAGATGGAGAGGTTGCCCTATTAGATCTAACCACTGAGAACGGTGGTTTGATTTTACATGATGGAGGGGTTGTTGGAAGGCTTAGTATTAATATTGTTCCTACTGACACCGACTCAATTGAGATCCTAACCCGAACTCTTCAGGGGGTTTATGACTGGGAACTAGTTCAAGGAGCCGTCGTGCTGAGAATATATGAAGGTGACATGACAATTATCAAGAACACGACGACCTAATAAAGCAAGATGGTATAAATAAAACATGTTAATTAACTAATAACTTAATCAATTCTCTAGGAGAAAAAGAAAATGGCAACAATCACTAAGTACAACCTTTGGCAGTTAAATCAGTTGAACGGGTCAGCCGTAATTGACTGGGACACCGATACTATTAAGGTTTCTTTGTCTAGTAGCATATATACCCCTAACGCAGCAACCCATAACTTTTTCGATGATATTACGAATGAGGTTACCGGTACTAACTATACCGCTGGTGGCGAAACTATCGGTTCCGTAGCTGTTACCGAATCTGCTGGTGTCACCACTGTTGATGGTGCTGACGTAACCTGGACCCAGAGCGGTGCTGGTTTCACTAATGCTCGCTATGCTATTCTGTATAAGGATACTGGCGCAGCAGCGACCTCTCCATTGGTTGGGTATATTGATTTCACGACTGATAAAGGTAACGTTAATGGTGACTTGACCGTACAGTGGAACGCGGCTGGTATTTTCACACAGACCTAATATTCCCTATAGTAAGAAAAGCAATATAGTACTACCAGAAGGGGACGCAATGTCCCCTTCTTTTTAATTAATAACTTTAGGGATGATATTATGGAATTAAAGACTTATTTTGTTAGTGGTTATATGAGATCTGGCACCTCCATGATGATGAAAGCCCTAGAATCCGGTGGGTTAACCGCAGCCCATAACACCATCAGAAATGAAATGAACACTGAGTTTGGTGATGAACACTATCAACCTAATGAAGGTGGTTTCTATGAACTTCACAAGTCCCAATATAGAGACGACAACTTTCCTTATGCATATGAGGGTATGTTGATCAAATTACTTATGGGTGGGATAACCTCAATTGGGGCTGGGAATTATAACATAGTCTTTATGGTTAGAGATTTCGAAGAGATCACCCAATCTCATAACGCCTTCTTTGATCATCCACCTAAGATGAATGCTGATCGGTATGAGTTTATGAAGAATAAAAATATCGGGATTCTAGAACAGAGAAGAGATATTAACCTAACCGTACTAAACTATCGAGACGTGGTGGATGACCCAACTAGGGAATTTACTAAGTTGAAAAATGCTGGATGGGAGATAGATGTTGAGAAATGCACAGGTATTGTTGATGTGTCAAAATGCAGATTTAGATTGGAAGATCTGCAGGTTGGGGTTGTTTAGTGGATAATGAAATTGTATCTTTAAGAACAGAGGTATCCAAGACTTTTGATCTAGGTGATGGCCAACGGAAGCTAGTTAAACACCAAGGACCTATCCATTATAAGGGACCGGGCTCATCTGAGTTTGTTGAGATAGACCTTACCCCTGTTGATCAGGGAGATCACTGGTTAGTTGACTCTGGACCTTACCTCCTTAAGATATTTAAACACAATTGTGAGATAGAATATACCAGTGCCCAGGGTGGTACCTATAAGGTTAAACTTACTAAACTGGGACATATTCCAGTAAGAGATCTAGATACTGTTCCAGTTATTATTGATGGCAATATTCATTTCAATAACATTAGTCATGGGGTAGATATTTACCTGGACATTAGACCCAATAAGATTGAGTGGTTTAAGGTTCTCCACCACGAGAACACCATTACTGATTTCGAATGGGAGGTTGAGGAAGAAGATAATGGCCAGGCCACCGTTAATAACGTCACCAAGGGTTGGGATAATGCTAAGGCAAATCTAAGGTGTTCTAATACTATTGGCCCTAAGATAAGTTCTAATGGGTTTAGTAA